TTACAAGAGTTCCAAAGCTTGACAAGGTCCTTGTAGTATACCCCCAAACATCTGCTGCTGTTAGAGTTGAACGGCTCGATATAGCTGCGTCAAGATATCCAGCCTTTGTGTCAGTCCAAGTAGCATTACTAAGTGCTGTTGCAGCTGGGGCACGAGAAGAGATAGTAGTATCAAGATTAGTATTAACAGTCGGATACGAATCTCCACTTTGAGGATAATTTGTGTAGACTTGAACAGTTACTGATACTGCTGAAGAATTTACAAATGTAAAAGCAACATGGTTATAATTTGTTTCTGCTTGCGTTGGAGCATAAGTCCAGAAACCATTGCCCTTGTGATCTACTGTTCCAGAACCCGAAGCTTGAGTGCCGTTGTCTCCAGTAACATAAACCGTAGTCGTTCCAGTCGTTACATTAGAACCATCTGTTTTAGATATAAGGTGTGCTCCTATAACTTGACCAGCAACATTCTTCTTCATAGTTGATTTCCTTGTATTAAAACATTGGTGTTATGAGACCAATATGGTTTAAAAGTTCCTCCTGCTGGCACATACTCATCTGCCCCTATGTCCCAAGCAGTTTCACCTGGTCTTGTTTGACCATCAATATCGTCAGAGAATGCAAGATATGGATCAGAAGATAAGTCTGCGCCATAGTTTCTTGCTCCAGTGTCAGTTGAAGCAAGATGGAAGTCATAATTAGCTTCATCAACAAAAGTTACTGTCACGCCATTTCTTGAGTTTGATCCTGGCGCATCAGTTTGAGTGGGACCCGAAAGATTGTTGGTGGAGGAAGAGTCAAAGCCACTATAATAATTATCAGTGTTATTGTAAGAAAGATTGTTTTTGGCAACTATGTCACTGTATCCATCTCTAAAACCATAATAACAGGCATAAGCTGTATTATTATAAACATAAGTTTTGCCAGATGCACTATTTATCAAAAAAACTCCGCCACCTCCAGTTACTCCATTAAAACCGTAGATTATATTATTCCAAACTTTTATATTCCCATTATTGTCTATAAAGCCATAGACTCCATAACTATAATCTCCTTGACCACTACTTGCGTAAACTAATATATTGTTTGATATTTTTACATTCGATAATGATGAAGTATTTCCCGCAATCGCAGACCCATTATATTGACCAGTAACTCTTACTTGTAAGCCATCAATAATTAAGTTGGATTCAAGAACTTTAATAGAATGTCCACTTATACTATCTACTACTAATCTATATTTAGTACTATTCCATTTCCCATCATGCCTATATCCTTCGCTTGGGTCAGTCCATATCTTTATATAGTGTGTCGAGTCTGTTGTCCATCCATCAATAGTAACAGCAGTAGTATCAGCACTTCCAGCAGTACATCGGCACTTAGCAGTAGCAATTCTATCGTTAGTAACTAAGTCTTGTTGTTGCCCAGCTTCCCAAGCTGAAAGGGAAGTATAGTCTGTTCCTGAACCATTGTCTGGATCAACAACTTTTATTACTTCTGTTGGCATTAGATCACACCTTCTTCAACCGCAACTAAGTTTTGCGTTTCTACAGTATTAGTTTCCATATTAACAAAGTACTGTTTAGCAGTAGACCAATCTATATCATATTTTGTTACAGAAGAAATTGCTTTAATAGTGATAGAACCTTGAGAAAGTAATTTATTCTTGACTATTGTTGGCAATTTGTCTATGTCAATTTTCCACTTTCTACGTTGGTAAGTCTCATATCGAGGCATTCCATTTTCATCAAGACCAGTGTAGATTCTCCATTCTTCAATATACTTCCTAACTACATCAGCAGGAACTCCTGGCAGCTTAATAACAAAGAATTTAGGAGGTCCTTCTTCTCTACCCCATCCAGGATGATTGTCTTCTTTCACAACTACGGGATAGCCTCTCTTATAGCATCCTCTTCTATCTTTTTCTGAATCAGGATTAGTTGCATCTACCGCCTTCACTAATATTTCTGCCATTCTTACCTCTACCTCATTTGCTCAATTTGATATTGGCTGGAACTACAGGAGAAGAAACCACCGGTTTTACGAAGGTAAAATTTACAGCTGAACTACAAGCCCTCCCCCATACATCGTAATCTTTACAAGCCTTAACAGAGACAGTATGACAAAATATATTCCCAGCAATCAGTGAACAAAAATTCCCTCTATGAGTTCTCTCTTGAATATCTACTTTAAATTTCTTTCCGCAATTTAAACAAATACTTTCCTGAATCATGTTCTATGAAATCTCTAAATCAATTGTAAATTCTATTTTATCTCCTTGGTTCAACGGTATACCAGTAAAATCACCATGAACAATTAGTGTTCCACCTGTCGAAGCAGTAAAATTTCCAGCATTAGTAATAGTCTTACTCGAATCTGCTTCAAGTGTTCCCACCCATCTAATCTTATCAGCTGCAGGTTGGCTTCTAGTAGCTTGAACCCTAGATTCTGATGCTTCGTTAAATAGAGTAGTATCTGATTTTGAAGCTGTTCCAGAGCCAGTCCCCCAGCCGATATAATCTCCTGTAGTTTGCACAACTTCATCTAATTTATCTACAATCCATTCTTCCCCAACTTGTGTCAATACTGTAGCCATATCTTATTCCTCCTCAAATTCAAAAAGTTCTATAGGAACATTTTGAATTGTTCCATCATCCATAATACATTTATAAGTAATTTGATCTTCTCCAATGCTAACATGTAAAATCTTCAATACTTGAACATTATTATAGACAGGTAATCGTTTTACTTTAGGCTTATTTAAATTAACATTGAACTTCATACCTTACCTCCAGAAAAATAAGTTCTTAAACCAATTCTTAATTCTCCACCTCAATCTACTAGATGACACAATTCCATAATTTTCCCACTTACCAGTAGATTTTCTGTATACTCTTACACGTATTTCAGCATTTCTTGATTTAGCGAAAGCATTCTTTTGTACACTAATTCCTCCACTACTCATTACATATACACCTTTTTTACTTCTTTTTTAATTGTCTTTCCTAAATACTTCTTATAAGGATTATTAAACTCAATTTGTGGAGTTATTTTATAGATTCCAGATTCATCTAAATCACCGGGTTGAGTGACATATCTCGTTACACAATTATCTTCATCAATGATATCAGCATTCCAAACTACTTCCACTTTAGAAGGCTTTTGAACCAAATATTTCACAGTCCCGCCCCTCAAAGTACCTGAATTATTCAGTATCAAAGTTATTTGAATTTCAACTCCAACTTCACCCTCATATAAAGGCATTATTTAGACTCCTTACATAACTCTCAGATTAAATCCGTTTAAGTGAACATACGACTCTGGATCTTCTGAATCAGGTAAATCTGGTAAATTTAAAACTGACCTGATAACTGCTGTCCTCTGACTTGGAGACATTGAAATAAATTGTTCCTTTAATCTATCTGGTAATAAAAACCAAGCTTGAACAATTTCATTGTAAGTAATTCTATTAGCTCTTTCTCCTCTCCTGATAGGTCTAACAGTATCCCTAACTCTGAATTCTATTTCGAATCTTTTCTCTATCAAATCAATCTCACTACCATCACTATCATAAGCAGAAATAACTACAACAATGGGCCCATAGTAATCATCAGAGATACCAAGATCACTAATATAAATAGAAGTAGAAGAACCAGCATCATACCCACTTGATTCATAATCTATCTGATTAGAAGATGAAGCCCATCTAACTCTGTAACCCACTGTAACCCACTACATCTGGAGTATTAACTGGATCCCATACTAACTTCGTAAACCTATTCCACACTATCTCCATCTTATCCCCTTACTTAAATTCTAATTCTCCAGTATAAGTAACAAACTTAACCTTCCACGGATTAGGTGTAGCATAATCTGGATTTAGTGACGAAGCCCATTCAGAATATATATCTTCATTACCATTTTTAACAACTGCTCTAACTCTAACTTCATAAGTACCAGTAACTAGACCTGCAGTGAATCTCTTAGTAGCTCTTAACACCTTTATCTGAGTTGAAGTAGTAGCATAATTCCATTCTTGTTTAGTATATACATTTATAAATTTTACTTCATATCTATCAACTGTGACAGGATTGCCATTAGTATCAGTAGTAACAGGATCCCAAGCCACTTTGACCGATATCATACGTGGATAGATAGTAATTACAAGAAGAATTATTACCAGAAATTTTAATAACTGCTTCATAATTAACTTCCTTCACTTATTATCATAATTTACTTTTCACTATCCTCTTTAGACTCCAAAATGTTCTTTTTTCTGAAATTAATCAACCGACGAGATCCTCCAAGCCATTTCCCAGCTTCTTCATCATTACTGAACTTACTCATCGCTATAGCTATTGCCTGTTTGATTAAGTTCTTAAGCCTCGGTTGAGGAAGAGAATCTATATAGTTTTCAAGAATTTTTAAGTCATTAGCATTCTCTTTCTTAGATGGAACTTCAGAAAGCAATTGATTAACATATATTACATTTATTTGATTCCCAGACGACGGGAATCTGTCCAACATTGTCTGTAATATTCTAGTATCCTGAATTATTTTTAAGTCTTTAGAAATATCCATAATCTTAAAATTCCTTCATCTAAATATTTTGTTTACAATTTTCAAAATCACTTTATAAGTTTGTCTATGACTTTAAATTTATTTTTACCGGAAGCTATCTCGTTAATAGCATCAAAAGCTGATATTGTTCTATTAAGCTTTCTCATCCCTTTCTTTTCTTGTTCTAATTTGACATTTACTTTTGGCACTGTAATATTTTGAACTAGATCATCTTCTTCTATCGAAGCCGATACACGTACTTTAGATTCTTCTGTATCTTCTATTTTGACATTAACTTGTGGAGGAGATTCAAACAGTAATTCACCTTCCCATGGCTTAAATAAAAAACCGTCTACTATTACTTCAAGTACTGCTTTACCAGTTAAATCTTTATAGTAAGACTCAAGTACTGGTATATTAACTTTCAATAATCCATCCTCGCAAACACCATCAAACACCAAATTAAAGTTCTTAGACATAAGAACTAATCTCGGAATAGGAGTATCAGTATTTCCAGACACTTCCATCTTAAACTTTATAAACTTCGGTTTCAACGGATTTAACTTAATCATCAAAATCCTCCACAACTAAAAATACTTTACCAATACGAGGACCTATTGGCAGTAAATAAGCACGTATCCGTGGTTTCTTGAGTTTTTTAACAAAACTAGCATCAAGTGGCGACAGCAACATCATTACTTCATCTACATCTACATCAAACCCAACAAAAGGAGCAGGAACACCAGGAACACTGGGAGGTAACTTAACCACTCCAGGGACTTCTATAATATACCAAGTCCTTCCCAACCCCCATGCTAAAAGAGATGAAGGATTCAAATAACCAAGTCCCATTCCTGGAGTAGTAACATTATACACTTGAAGCCAACTCCTGAGCTAAAATCCCTACTTGTATATCAGTAATATCGTTTCCGTTTACATCTTTTAACGCTTTCTTTAAAATATTCCCTGTATCACTATCATTTCTGATAATAAGATACCAAGTACTACCTTCTTTAGTTAAATACTTCTTATTCCGAATGAAATAAATCAACAGATCTACATCTGAAGTTATCTCGTCTACTGTTGTCTGAACATTACTTAAAGTTGTAGATACCGTTGGAATCTGCATTACTGCGTTATGCTCTTCTTGCGTTAGTGAACTACCACCTGTTACTATCAAAGCTGGAGATACATCCAACTCAACTGTCACTTGTGTATAACTTGACACTTCTATTGCTGGCATTGGTTGATCATTCTCATCATACGCTACTAAATTTCCACCTGTTACTCTACACCTTACCCAATCAGGACCTGACCTTGCCTGAAACTTCACCCTCGCATTTCTTAATGCTAATGTTATACCCACATATTTTTCTTCTGATAAATACTGCTTTCCATATGAATCTACTAAATGAGGATAACACTGATTCTTAATATCATACTCCAAAAACCTTATTGTATCTACCAAATCTTGAATCGTTATCTCTGTCGATGGAGCTAATACTTCTATTATTCTTGGTGATTCCTCCCAATGAACAATAACATCTTCTCTAATCGCCATATTTTCATCACCATTATGCTAACGGTTCTTCATATAAAGTCACTGTAACTGTAAATCCTGATGAAGTTATCGTTCCTGTTCCTCCAGCTGGAGTATATCTCATAGCTCCTTCTGATGATTTTCTAACTCTCCAATATACATCTACATTAGAACCTGGAAAATTAAAAGTCGTTTCTGCAACTCCATTTGTGTCAGAGTCTTTATTCATTAACTCTAAATCATCTGATGCCCTATAAATAGCACACTGTGCATTACTGATTACATTATTCTGCCTGTCTTTAACGATAATTTTTAATGTCACAGCATTGTTTATAACTACAGTTGCTCCTTCTGAATAATAAGTTGGGGTATCACCACCATTAAGAACATTTATTGTTACCGTGCCAGAAGTAGCTGCAATATATACATCCTTATTATTCCCAGAAAATTTAATATTATCAAAATCATAAGTCTGAGCTGTCATTGAAAGTAATCTGATTCCATAAGTACTATTATTTGTGAACGAACAGTCTGTAACCAATGCCATCTCCGATGGAGAATCTATAGATAAAGCTCCAGAACCATTTGTATTTATAAATGTGCAATTAGTAATTGTAGCTCCAACAGCATCCACCTCATCACATCGGTTAAACGTCATTGAATCAAATGTAATCCCAGCTTTTAAATCAATATCCCCAGCCCCAATCAAAGTTAAATTTGAAAAATCATAAGTAGCACTGGTAGAGCTGTTTGAATGTATTCTCCAATGATATTTACTTGATGATGATATAACTGAGTTCCTGTGAATTATTGTATCATTCGCTCCAGCATAATAAGTTATACCTGAATAATTATCGATTGAGCAGTAATATGTTTGTCTTGCAGATAAATTATAAATTTCTGGAAACTCAATTGTGGTCGCATCCAGTTTTAAGTATACAGGATGAGTCCCACCATCACCGACCTGAATCGGTTGCAATATCAATCCTTCATTTTTACCTTGGAGCAACGCTGACATACGTTCATGCCCATCTGCAACCACTTTTACTATTCCTAGTAAATCTACAGGCTCTGTGCTATTTCCACCAGCTACTACAGTTGTATCAGAAAGCCAAATCATTGTCCAAGTCCAGTCAGAAGACACCAGAAATCCACATGTAAAAAATCCAAATATTTTAATAAGTGTAGTATCCAGCGTCCCTCTCGTATCAATCCTTCCTGAAGTATTACTTGGGTTTATTACTACAGGAGTTCGTTTAATGCCCCAAGGAGTCATAGCTCCATGGACATGCCATGTGATTGCATTATCAAGTGAAGAAGCAAGTCCTACTTCTATTCCTTTACCTAACCCAGCGTCATAAACTGTCTGAATATCAGCAGGAACTAAAGGCATGGCATGAATAAGAATATTTTTACCAGTAGCATTTATCCTATTTGCATCTGCTAAAACCAGCGTTGCCCCTTGATAAGTATTTTCTGTCGTGGGTCCTGTCATACCACCGCATGACCGATATGTATTTATACCATAGTCTGTCTTTGCTGTTACAGTCGCATTTGCTAATGTTCTTCCAGCCAGCGGAGAAGTCCAATAAGTTGTCGCTGTCCCAGCAAATGCTGTGTTTCCTTGGAATGCTGTAGTTCCATGTATTGGGTCAACATAAACTGAATTGTCAGCAGCACAATAAGCAGGTATCACTGTTGCCCCTGTAGATGGTGGGTTAATTATTACTACTGCAGTTACCATTGAATAAGTTGTCCCAGCTACAGTTATATAAATATTATTCGGTGAAGTCCCTGCAGTTCTCTGGAATGCCCAAGCCGCCCCGTCTGAATGTGCAGAACCATCTTTAGCAATAATCTGAGTGACTGGTCCTTCAATTACTGATGGAATCACTGCTGTTGAAGGATGTGCCCAAGCATACAAAATCAATGAATTATCTCTTGTAGCCGTATCTGTTGGCATAGCACCTCTAGCAGCATTCAAATCAGCCCATTCCCAATTAGCTATTGGAGTTGAAGTATCTACATCTCTAATTGTAATAAGCATCATATTAGCTGTTTCAGCTGTAGAGTAAGTAAAAGTTTTAGGGTTTGACTCGCTTGATCCACAAATTTTATATGCAACAGCTAAATTGACAGTGTTGCTGGCATTATTATAACTTCTACTAAATAAAACTGTCCATCCGTCACCTGCTGGCGGAGTCCAGGTCTGTAATCCAGTATCCGCACTTAGAATAGCAACAAGTAAATCTCCTGGAGCATACTGAGGCATTGCACAACTTATACTTGTTCCAGATGTTGAAGTTGTATAATTAAATGTCCAGTCTCTAATCGCTGGCATATTGTTTCACTTTTATAGATTTAAGATTGATAGTAGTCTTCCCCTCATCACCAAATCGTATAATTTGTCCATCTATATCAGAAAAGAACTTTTTTACATAATCTGAAGCATTAATTTTCTTATCATAATCTACTTTGAATATGACCTTAACTTCAAACTTCATTATTTGACCTTTCTTTTAATATCTTTATTGCCTCATCAATCCTCTTCAATGATTCTTGCTCATTTCTAACAGACTGCTCTACTCTTTCAATATTAATTTCTATCCTCGCAATATTGTTTTCTAATGCTTGTTTGTCATAGCTAACTGGAGGCAAATTTTTCCATTTCTTCTCTGGCTTCTGGAGCAGGTAGAACTTCAGTTCCTCCTGCTCCTGCCTTAACTCTTCTATTCCCTTCTTCAATGCATGAATATTTGCTAACTTTTCTTTTCTCAAGATATATAAATTAGCTAAATCTTGTTCTACACTCATCTTTCATATTCCTTATGAAGTAATCGTTTCAGGAGTTCTAATCACTGCCACCGATGCACCTGATGAACCAATTGTTACGTCTGTTTCAAATGGCTTAATGTTATATTGTGTATCATTAGCATGACGTGCTCTTACCCTTGCTGAGACATCCGAACTATAAACCATCAACACTGATTCACTTCCTGGAGAAGCGTCAGTTCCCTCTGTCTCATGAACATGAATAATTGGAACATACACGTTATCACTTGTCGTATAAGCATAAGCTGCAGCACCTACTCTAAAGCTATCTCCTGAGGTTTGGCCTGAAACTGCTGGGTACACATTTACTTCATTATCACTAACTATTTCTGAAATATACGTCACAGCACTTCTCGTTATGTTTCTAATAATGTCTCCTACCTTACAATTCGTAAATCCTCCAGTTGCTACTATCTTCGTCGATGTTGTTCCACTCTCTGCTGTATCTTGTGGCTTATTAAACAGTGTAAAATCATCTCCCGAATAACCTGTGTATCTGTATCTGTCTTCTCTCTTATTCGTGTTATCAACTACAAACAACACTCCTCCTGATGTCTTCCCGGGCTCATCTACCCTTATTGCTGGATCGACACTTATTGTCGTATCTCCAATCGATACTGCCGTATCAATCGTATAATATGTCTTCTCTATATTCCCTCCACTCAATCTAAATACTGCTATTCTATCCTTCACTCTTGTATTCGTCACCGATACTGTAACCTTTGTTGGAGCTGCTACTGCATTTCCTTGGTCATCCGTTAATCTGAATTTATTAACTTCTGATGATTGATAATTATCCAGCACAACTCCAGCTGCAGCAAAGAAGATTGCTTGACCTGGGAAAGTGCCGTATGGACAAGCCTTGGTCGGAGTAATAACTACTGCACTTCCACTTGTCATTGTTACATAGTTTGAGCCATCTTTTCTAACAGGATCAGTTGTATTAAATGTTCCTCTACAGTTTCTCAATACTAATATTTTCGGTGTTGTATGATGAGCAACTACCGTTCCTTTTGCTCCAGTGTTATCCTGTGTTACTACTGATCCTTCTGGTATCGAACCTGTAAGTGTATTATAAACTAATCTATAGTCTGACCCAATATACTGCTCACCTTCAATCCCATCTGTATTACCAGTACCTGTAGCTCCATCTCTCGTAATATATTTCAACCATTCATAAACCTCAGCCAATGAATAACTATTACAATTTATCACAATCGAATAATATTCATTTGTTCCATTTTCATCAATATCATGTGTATTGTTCGCTCCATGTGTTATACTCAATCCTGTATATGTTGCTGGACCATAATTAGCTGGAGTGCCTGACGTCCCAGAAGCTCCTGAATCCACGTCAGTTATTGTCTCCCCATTCTGGAAATCTATTGTTACATTCCCAATCAGATAATATCTCAATGTTATTGTTGGGTTTGAACCAGATGTTGCTGTAATTTTACCTCTTGCTCCTGAAGTCCCACCATTTATCTCGTCACCAACATTCCATGTTCCAGATGAACTCGACAACGTTACTGTTCTGTAACCAGTTGGGTTCGATAAGTCATCTGCAGTCTCTAATGGTATTGGGTTACGTCCTCCAGTGAACAAGTCAACAATATAGTATGTATACGTTGCTCCATATCGTCTGGCAAATACTGATACATAGCCCTGGTCTATAAAATACTGTCTATCAGTTAGTGATGATGCTTGATCTGCTACTAATATCAATATATCGAAGAATCCATCTGTCCACCAGTTCCAGTTTGATTTGTATCCAGTTACAATATGATCTGGAGCTGTATCATCTGTCTGTGCACCTTGATACACATACAAGTGAGTATCCGTAGCTAACGTGCCTAATCCGTATATGTTTGCCCATAACATTTCGCCAGTCACAGCTTCTGCAGTTTGAGTAGCTGTGTGACCATTACACGTTATAGTTCCACTCGTATGCTTCCAATCATTAGCTGACGTTGCATCTGCTGGCCTAATCCACAACTCTGATCCTGCACCTGTTCCTTTTACATCCAATAACGTTCCACTATCACCATTAGAATGAGTAATTGTGTATCCAATGTCACCTTCAACAATATTCGTGTTATTACAGACAACTTTTACTATTCCAGTATTCGATCCAGTTACTCTCTTCCATGAAGCAGTTTTAAGAGCACCACCTTTCAAATGCTCAACTGATTCTCTATCAATAAACCACGGATCTTTGTCACCAGGATCAATAATGCCAATAGTATATTCAGTAGGTGTCTGAGCTGATAATGGAACACCCTCATCCATCTGGTTTAATTCATCAAACAGATCCATTAAAGCTAAATACAGAGATTTCACTGTATCAGGAGAAGCGGTTCCTCCTGTCCACTTAATTCTCCTCTGTCTATTTTCAGATAAATAGTAAACTGTCCATCTTCCATTAAGTATTGTATCAGACACTATCTACCTCCTGTTACTCTTTACTATCAGAATCCTTTTGTGAAAGTAATGCTTGTTCTTGTTTAACCCTCCTTCTTTCCATGGCATCATAGTAATTATCATTAGAATCATATAAAAACTTCAATTCCTGTTCATCAAAGAATTTGTATATAGTATCAGGATGAATAGCGAATCCCATCCAAGTGATAACATCAAAACCAAAACCTAACTGTAAACCAGTAATACGAGCAGAAATACCAATTTGGTAACCATTTTCAGCCAAGAATAAAGCTCCACCACTGTTCCCGAATATACTAGAAGCATTATTCATAAGGTAAGGCTGATTCTCGATATCTTCATTCAAAAAAGTTATTTGTCCCCAATTAGCAAAAGGCTCATGACCGAGTGAACAACCACAAGCGTACACATCCGTAAATAATTTTAAATTTGGTATCTCTTCTCTTGGGATTATTTTAACTGTATAATCAAACTTCTTAGGTGATAAAACTTTAAGAATAGCAATATCTTTATGTTTATCATAAGCAAGAATTTCTGCTCTGTAAGAATTAGTAGAATTAACTTTACTCATATAGACATAATCAAATACTTCTACTGTGACTAATTTAGTAAATTCTTTTTTAATTTCTTTCTTTAGTAGTGAGTCCCAATCTTTTTTAGTTGTAATTGCATCATCAATTACATGTTGACAAGTCATAACAAAATTTAGAAATTCTTCTGGATTCTTAGGATCAGGTTGAGAATAAATTACTGTCCCGCTTCCTCCTGCTTTATCTGTCCTTACTCTAACTACAGGATACAAAATTTTTTCATGTAATTCTTGTCTGGTCATTGTTGACCTCCTATAGTATTAGTTTTTCGCCACTCAATTTACTTAGTCTTCTTAAAATCTGTAAATCCCAATATCTCCTTTCTATTTCATCTACAGCAGAACTCCAGTCTCTAAAAGTAACAACTCTATCATCAATCTTCACATCACAAACTATTTTTGTATCAGACACATCATCCGGTTCATAAGGGTTTTCATTAACAAAATCATAAGGGACTTTATGTTTATCCAAAAAATCTTTTATAGATTCAGTATCACTTCTCCCCGTGTCAATTATAATAATCCATCCTTTGCTTTTTAGTTTTTGCAAAGCTTCTACAGCTCCAGGAAACAATTCACAATCCTCTATTTTTCCTGACTCATTGTACCCTACCAGAGTACCGTCAAAATCTACTCAAAGAGTTTTTGGACGCATATCTTAATCCCAAGTTGGCACTAAGCCATAAGAACTAACTATCCAACTGTTTATAATTTCGTCTTCTTCTTTTTCTCCAGAATTAATTAGATGATCAGCGTTTAAAGTTATCTGCCCTCCAGGAGCTGGAATAGAAGAATATTTACCTCTAATCATTCCCTCAATTTTCTTACATTTAGCTAAGACTAATTTCTTAAAAGCAACTTCATCACTTTTTTCTAAAGTTGTCAATTGATCGTTAGAAATAACATGATCAGCTAAATATAAAACAGAAGCTCTACTAGCGTTACTGGGGATATCGTCTATATAAAGAGCATAAGATTCCTTATCGAAACGCCAAAAAGTTTCTACACCTAATACTCTACTTAATCCTTTATACCACTGTTGTAACTCAGCATAATATTGAATATCGTATATATACAAAAAGTCAGCATAATTATCTAAAGCTAAATTAGCGAATGCTTGTAATATAGGAACATCAAAATCTACATCTACTACAGCCTTAACTACAGGATCAGAAGGTAAAGAATATTTCTTTACACTCCTACTAACAGGAATAACTACTACAATTCTTCTGGGCTTGTATTTATTCACTATTTCTAAACTCTCATCAACTACATCCTGAAACTGTTCAAAAGTGACAGCTGCTTTAACTACAGGATCACCCATTTGTCTTTTGACCCAATTGTATAAATCAACTCCCACATTCATAGTTTAGATTTCCTTGTTTTCTTTTTAACCTTAATTTTCAACGAACATTTTGGACAAGATATATCAGTAGGACGGCCAAGAAATTTTTGCTTACAGTCTGGACAAGTTTTATATATTTTTAAATTCTCTTGTCTGTAGAAACTTTGATCATTACTCTCTCTTTTGATAAGAGACATGTGGCACATGTTTTAAGATCCTGGAGCTATTAGCTCCAGGATCCCTCCTCACTCACTCAAATATTATGAGGGTAAGTTTGTCACAGTTCCTTGAGCATAGAACCGAGCATTAATCAACTTCTTAGCATACTGGGTTAAAATTCCTCTACGACCCACAAAATCATCCAAGACAACAACTGGAGTGGTCATCAAAGGAATATAAGGAGCGTAGACATAACCAGCTTCTAAGAAGCTTACTCCTTTATGCCCAACAAGATATCTGGTAGATACCATCCATGGATCTTTGTAACAAGCCCAACGGCCGTTCAAAGTACCCATCCTCACCACACCAATCGCTCCAGCAGCTGGATCAGGACGGAAACCAGGTAATGTTTCAACTACATTAGCCACTCCAGTACCCATCACTATCCAGTTACCAGTAGCTCGTTTGGTGTTTTGGAATATATTGTTGCTACCTGTCACAAATTTATCAATAAGTGATAACTTGTGTTCAGTGTAGCTTACGCCAGTATCAGGAGTAGCATCCCATGCGCTTACAGTGTTTGAAGTATAAGCGTTATTCCAAATATCATCAATAACCTCACGATCAATTTCAAATCTAATCTCTTCAGCTAATGCAGCTACCAACTCTGTATC